CCTTACGGTTGGGTGTATTGCTGCTTGCATATCACTACGCAACCTACGAAGTGGACGCCCGTTTACTACAGAGTCATCAATGTATCTGGCAAAGTCCTCTTCATAATCACGCAAGTCCCCACGAACCATTTGCTCATCTTTGCAGAAGATGTTGGTTCTAGTCCCACCAGAAATGACCGCATCCTTTTTGTAAGTGTAGCCAGCCGCCTCCATATAGCTTCTAATGTTTTCAGTGACACTTGCAATCTGCTTGCTCATGGTACTATTGCGTTCACTTTGAATTACTTTATAGATTTCGTAAATTTCATGTGTGCTAATAATTTTAGGATCAATACTAATCACAAATTCTGCTGTGGCTCTAACTGTGTCCTTTTTATACTCCGCAATTTCATCCCAATCTTGCCCACGTAGTGGTTGCAAGTAGTAAGTTTCTTTACCATGCTTTTGGTCTAAATAGTTTAGTAGTTGTTGGGCACATTCCCTGCTTTGCCATTCATGAGCAAGGACCTTTCGTAAAATACTGTCGCCTAATTCATATGTGCTCATTTTATCTGCATCTAACCCAGCCGCCTTTACTATGTTGTAGCAATAGTTCTCACCACGCTCCTTGTCTAACATCTTAACAACATTTTCAGCAAATGTGCTTGTAGGTACTACTTTGATTGGGCTTACACGAGTCATTTGTTTTCCTTCTTCAAAAGGTAATGGGAACAAGGTTTGATTACTTCCCATGGCATACACAATACAGTTGTCAACTTGGAACTCTGCACCATATTTGGTTTTAATGTATTCTTTAAGGCTACCAGTTGCATTCTTAACTTTATTCCATTCTCCGCGTTCTGGGATTTCATCTACAAATACAAATACCTTACCTAACTTAAATGCATTAAAGCCTGAATCAATGGTATCCCACGTGCCCACAAACGCCAACTCTGCGCCTAGTATTGTAGGGATAACAATTTCAAACAATGCGTTCTTACCCACTTTACCTGACCCAAAGATGATTGGCATTGGTAGCATATTATTGCCAATGTCTGCATGTGTTACGCCATACAACCACTTTTCAAACCATTCAATGTTTTCTGGTTTGTCGCTACGCCATACATTTAGTTCTTCATCCCATTCAATGGTATTGCCAGTTACAGCACACAACAATGCTTGCAAAATAGTTGGGCATTTTTGTAATTCTTCATTGTTGTAGTTGGGTTGCATAATGCTACTTGTGTCTAACACATTGTAGGTTTTATCATCAACTTCATCAACGGTATTAACAAGTTTTTCATAAACACGAGCTGGGAACTGATAAATTTCTGTTTCGTTTGTTTCTGGGTTAATCACCTCAATCTCCTCACCATTAATCATACGGCGAAACATATTACGTGCAACGGGATGCTCAAGTTCAACCCAACACGGGTATAAGGTACCATGCATACTCCAAGCAATTTCAGTTGTGATTTCAGTTTTCTTACTTTTACGATTAACCTTACTAGTTGTTAGTTTGCGAAAGTATTGCGGAGTCTTGTCAATAAAGAAACTCATTCCAGTTTCATTATAAACTTTTAATGCCCCAGCAAATAGTTTATACTTTGCCATAACACTTAACTCTTCTTTTTCTTCTTGCTTGGCTAGTTGGGCTTGTTGCTTGGCTAGTTGGGCTTGTTGCTTGGCTAGTTGGGCTTGCTCTTTTTCTTCAGCTTGTTTCTTTTTAAGAAGCTCTTGATTCTTTTTAAGAAACTCTGCCAACTGTTCTACTGTCATATCTTCTAATTTCATTTTAGGTCCTTTTTAAATATTTGTTTTTCAACTCATCGTTAATAATGTTGGGTCTCTTGACCACAACTGGCTGGCCGCCATAGGCTGCAATAAATGCGTCTCGTTTTTCTTTACGCAATCTACTGCCATCCCAACCTGTCCACGCCGCAACACGAATGGAGGGGTTTACAAGTTGGCTTTCTGGGTGTGCTATGCGAGCACATATAGAATCAAACTCTTCAAATGTCATACCAACTGAACGGCATAAACTAACCATTGTAAGAACAGCTTGTTTATGTTCTCCAGCATAGTGTAGTCCAGAACAAGTCATTAAACTTGTTGTAACTGCCGTTTTATATGCTTCTGCAAATTCAGCATCAACAGGTCCAGTTGATTGTGGTAATGGTACATATACCTTTGGTTCACGATACTCAAACGCATAAGGGTCAATCATAACACCTTCATTCCAATTACTAAATGATGATGTATGCCCACTGTGAAAGTAAAAACTTTGGCTCACAGTAAAACTGGCTTGATCAACTCCTGGGAAGGTTTCAACAATAGCATCTTGCCTCCCAGCAATATCTGCCGCAAGCAACGGTTGGCTAAAAGGGATAACCACCCTAAACTTATGTTTGTTTGTGGTGTGTCTAAATGTTGTGTATAGCACATGCTCAATATCTTTATAAAGGTCTTGTGCTTGTTCAATAGTCATTTTATCATCTACATCTAATACAATGCCGTTGATTGCTACTACATTATTCTTACAACGTCGTACCGTGTTGGGTATTTCGTCATAAGTGCCTTCTGGAATGCGTTGCCACACCCCATCAACTTCATGCCCATGATAACTGCGCCCTGGTTCTGTAGTTGGGTCATCTAATGTTTTAAACTCTGCAAAGTTAAACATTGGAGTCTTTTCTTTAGTAGGGCTGTCAATGTGCGTTGTTAATAAGTCAGCTATAGTTGACCACGGTGCATCAATAACGTGGTCAACATAAGCCTTACCAACACTACGAAACGTTGATAATATCATCTATTACTCCTATCATGCTCTGCCAGCCTGCGTTCAAAATCAGCACATAACTTTTTGTAGACTTCTTCTAATCTATCTGCTTCGTGATCAATACCAGCATCACGCATAGCCTCTATAGATGTGTAGTATGCATGTATAGCATTACTCCATGCGTCGTGTTCTTCAGCATACATCTTTGTCATTTTGTTTGCCCCAATTGAAATAGCATATAATCTTCTTTGGGTATTACAAACTCTACTTGCCCAAACCAAACATCATCAGTGTTTAAAGGGTTTGGGTCTATATCAACTAAATGTGGAGTAGTTTTAACAGCCAGGGTTCTTAACTCATTTAACTTTTTACTTTGTTGGCAAGCAACTGCAAATATAGCCTCTTCAGTATTATCTTCTGGCTGCAACTTGGTAAGATTTGTTGTAAACTGTTCCCAAACTGTTACAAGTTCAACTTTAGGGTTTCTCAACTCATCAATACGATTTAAACAATGCTCAATCAGTTCTTTAATGATGTCTGCTGGGCCATCACTATCTTGATATATCTGTATCAAACCTCGTAGTATGTTAATTTTAGTTTCTGTGTCTTCATCATATACACCTACATCATTAAAGATGTCTGTAGATGACATAGCTACATCTGGCAAGTCAACTACACGGTTGTGATTTTTAATGTCCAACCATATATCTTTAATAGCCATTATGCTACGGAATGCAGGTAAGTTATACTCCTGTTTACCTGGTAATGTAATTGGGTCACCACGAGCAATACGATTTTTAATCTCACGCAAGTCCTCATCAATTTTAGATGCGTTCTTTTTAAACAACCATTCGTGTTGGGCACGAACAATAGGTACCACATCCATAGCCTCTTGACACAAATCTGGGTTGGCTCCAATAGCATGTATAATCTTCCAAAGGTCAGTCTTACCTCTTATCTGTCCATTGTTAGATTCCCAGATGGGACGTATTGACTCTGTAATCTCGTCCCAGTGTTTGTATTTTTCTTTAAGCGACATGTCGTCCTCCTTCTATCAAACTATTCAAATAGACCCATCTATCTAAACTATATTGAGCCATGCTGAAATCTCCTACTTTAGTGTAGAAGTCATAATCATCAGCCACCTTTTGCAGGCGCTGAACTATAGTATGTTTGTCCATACAATCTCCATGCACATTTAAGTGCTTTGTGTTGCTACCAATCTTTGGTAGTTTTGCCCACATTGCATGGGCGGCCATTTCATTTCTATACCCCGTCAAGAACAATGTCTTGTTCTCACATTTTACTTATGCTCGCTGTAAAAGTCAAGCACCCAAATAGCCTGATTTTGGCTGATTTTCCAAAATTTCATTGCTAAATAAATGTAGACGCTGTGCAATACTGCGTTTAGATTTGTGGTCCTTTTTGTGTTGATTTGCCATTTCAATATACTCCATTCGTAGTGTCGTCATACCACTACAAACAAATCGCAAAAAACCCGCCTAGTGCGGGTTTTTTGTTATAGTCTAACAATGTTATTAGATTTGGCTATCTTATGAACCGTGTGCCTTGTGCAACCATGCTTGTCAGCAATTTGTTGCATAGTAAGTTCATTGAGTCTCAAGTCCTCCAACACACTATCACGGTTCAGTGGCTTGCGACCAAAGTGCATGTGTTCAGGTGGCTTTTTTAATTTCCATTTTTTATACACATACCTAACGGTGTTTGGTTGTGCGTCATAAATGCGGGAAACCTCTAAAACTGTTTTACCTTGATCAAACAGAGTATAAATTTCTGCGTGATCCAGTCTGGTGCATGCCCCCAACTCTGCTAATGTTTTTGGTTTTTCCTTTTCTGGTATAGGCCTATACCACCAAATCATTTCAGCACCAGCATCTTTTAACTTGTTGATAACAGAAATTATTTGCTCAAACGGTACTTCCCAAGCAATCCCAATAGCATTAAGTGGTTCTGGTTTATTGCGTGTGTATTTGCGAGCATTAGGGGTGTATTTGAAGAACCTAACCAAACTGGTATAAGGTAGTTCTATTGTGTTGCAGGGCTTGAGCCACACAGCCGCAACGCTAATATTCTTTGGGCGAACGACTCCTTGCCCAATTTCAGTGCCTACTAAATCTAATGCGCGATTGACCCACATGCGAGGACTACCAGGTGGTTTGTTGACACCTGTGATAACATTTGTTTTTGCATGCACCCAACAATTTTCTTTATACATAACCGTAGTTATGTAATATGGGTCAGGTAGATTAGACCGCTGTGTTGTCGTCTATATAACGCCAGCCAGCAGTAGCAGTGGTGCACCAATAAGCCATGCGTCCTGCGTATGTTGGGCTATCACTTACTGCTACTTGCCACCCAACAGCACCAACTAAAGTTGGACTAGCACCAGTTAAGTTAGCGACTGTATAAGCAGGAAACACTACTGGCTTTGTAAATGTAGCCTTGCTTGTATCTAGCACCAAATGGTTGGTAGTGCTTGAGCCTTGCTGAAAAGTAAATGTATCACTTCTATGAGTAGAAGTGGCTGCACTGATATCAATAAAGTTGATGCGGTTGGCAGCAGTTAGTTTAGTAGCTGTTGCAAAACCACGAATACGAAAACCTGTGCCTGTTGCTGTTACATCGCGTATGCTTAACAACGGAGTGCCACCTAAACTAACACTTGTTGTTACAGCACCAATAATAGTTGTTGTTGTGTTGGAACTAACAACAACATAAGAACCATCTGTTAAACCAGTAATGCCACTAACCTGAATCAATGCATTAGCACTAAATGGTGCGGCTGATAGTGCAGTATAAGTGAATGTAACGATGTTTCGTGTAACTGTTAGACCACTTGGGGTGCCAGCAGTTGTTGTAATTGGGTTGCCGTTTTTTGTATCACTTAATGTAAATGTAGTTGAACCGTTTGTAGCAATGACGTAATATATATTACCAGATACATAGCCACTGATACTACCAGTACCACCAAATGTGCCTGTAATTTGAACAGCCTGTCCAATACCTAGTGTTGTAGAAGCACAACTAAATTGTCCTTTGGCACCAGTTATAACAATAGAAGTCATTGTAACTGGTGTTCTTGTTACACCAGTTGGAGTTACACTTGTAAGTGCATCAGCAAATGTTTCTTTAGCATATGGTTGTATCTGTAATGAATGCAAAGCATTTAAACCACCACCTTGATTGCGAGATGCTATTTGTTGGACATAATCAGTGGTTCCATAGCCATTAAAGTTTATACTTCCTAAAGTATTATTATTGACTACGGCTGTTGGACCAGTGTTGGCGGCACCAGTTATTGGGTTGGTGCCAGTTGTGGCTGATGTTCCATTGGCGGTTTTAAATGCGAATGCCGCAGAACTACTGCTAGATGCTAATGTATCACCAAAGACATGTGTAAGGCTACATTGGGCGCCATATCCAATAGTGCCACCTATGCTACTGCTAATATCAAAACCATTATTACCACTGATGGATGTAATAACTGGTGGAGCAAATGTAAATGAAGTATCTTGTGTTGCTTCAATGGCACCTGCTAATCTAGTGCCATCACGAAGTGTGTTGCCAGGCATCCAAGTATTTGTAGCACTATTATATTGCAACATATCCTTATTAACTGCACCTGTTGTATCAACTTGGTCTGCTTGACCTAACACACCATTGGCAGAACTTAATGGATGATAAACGGATGATAAACCAGTTGTGCTTGTGGCACGAATCCAATAATAGCGATCACCTGTTTCTAAACTGTGGTCCATGTAGTCATTGCCTTTGACTTGTGCAATCATTTGTGCGCCAGAGCCACCAGCAAATGTTATTGAAGTATTGCGCCAAATTTCAATGTAGTCTACATCACGCTGTGGTGGATTAGACCAGTGTAATCGCACACCATCCCATTCTTTTTCTGTTGTTAAACTTGTAGGTGCATCAGGTGCTGTGCCTGATCCATCTACTGTTGTATCTGTAATTGTTACGACTGCCATCTCTTATCCTTATGTTAGGTATGCAGAGTAAGAACCATATGCATTGATGGCTCTTACTTTTACTGTGTATGTGCCGTTAGGTAATGGGCCAAAACTAATGCTGGTAGTGGATGTCCTAGCATAGTTTTCATAACCAGTGGAAGTCACTTGGACTTCGTATTCTTTAATTGTGCCATCGCCTGTTGGTGCCGTCCATGATGCATCAATGAACACTTGTTTGCTTCCGTCTGGAGCACTTACAACTCTAGTAGCTGTAGTTAAACCAGTTGGTGGTGCTACTGCATTAAAGTCAGGTAGGATGACCAGGCCTGGTTCTGTTATTTCAGGTAGTGTCGTCAACAAGTAAGCATCATGTTGGTATTCAGTTGCTGTGATGTCAATAGTACCATCTAGATTAATGCTCATACTCATAACACGGAATAACTTTTGCGTCCATCCCATGTTTTCAATTGAGATACAAACCACATCACCTACTTCAACTTGTAATGCTGAATAAACTGCTTGGAAGTTGATGGCTGTTTGGTTACGACTTTGATTTAAAATAATACCAGAAAGTGTCAATGCATTGCGTTGATCTGTTACCATGGGCAATTCAATTTCACGCTCAAATATTTGATCATTGTCTCTTGTAAAGTATGTTGAACTGTAGTAATACTGTATGCTAGGGTTGTAGTCACTGCGTTCATCATAGTAAGTTAACTTGATTCTATTAAACCTGTTTTGCTTACTGGCTAACTGCACATCATACTTGCCAATCATGTTGTTTTCATTAAACTGATATAAACTGTTTAGTAGTATTGGGTCTGTTTGTGGGTCAACAGGATTGCCACTTACTTCATGTGGATACTCAATATCAGTTGCAGGATCAACTACTTCTTTGTTAAGACGCAAGTAGTATTGTCCATTTGAAAACACTAGATAACCTTGGAAGCAACTTAAAATACGTTTGATGTTGTTATAGATTGTGTCATCTGGTTCCAAATGTCCATTGATCATGTAGCGCACATAAGTTTCACTTGAACCACCAAAACTAGCATTTACTGTTTGACTGCAATAGCGTTTGGCATCAATAAAACTGTCAATGTTGATATGACTTGGGTCAATGCCTTTGCCATATAGTGTATTGGTTAGGTAATCATATACTACATCTGCAGGATTTACACCCCATGAATCATTATAAGGTGCGGCAGGTTCTGTATATGTGATTTCACCGTCAGTTGTGCTACGATACGCAACACTATAAGTGCTCGTCAAGTTATCTACCTTGGCAACTTTAATACCATCAATTTCCATTGTAATGTTAGGCACTGAGTTGTAAACATCAGGGTTGAAGGTCAATTCAAAATATACAATCGCAACACCTTTACATGTTGCTGACGTAGCCCATTCATCTGGAAACGCAGTATGCAAGTATCCAATGTTAGATTGTGTTTCACTACCAAGACGATATCTCATCTTAAGGTTGTTCTTGTGCTTTTCACTGACAATAACATTTTCTGTGCCGTTGATTGATTCACCATCAACTTGATTACCTGTAACTGTTGCCCCAGCAATAGTAAAGTCAATAACAAGGGTATCGTTAAAATACACTTTGCGTATGCGGCCAATCTCGCCTTCGCTAATGGCCATTACCATATGCAAATATTTTTTATCTTTAACGTTTAGATAAATTCGTCTTGCACCTACTTTACGACGGCCATATACAATAGGAATCTGTGCAATCCCTGATGCTTCATTGGCCATGATGCCACTTTGACTTACACCAGTACCATTACCACCATCTCGTTTATTAAGTCCCAACACACTAGAACCTAATGCCTGGATACCCATGGCAATAACTGTGCGAGCCATAAGGAATCCCAGTCCACTTGAACCAAACCCTAATGCTGTTGCTAACGGTCCTGCCAATGCAATTGCCGCAATAGCAATGATGGCGCCAAATACTTTACTTCCCATGTCGTCTTCCTAGCATATATTCTCGTGCCTCAATGGGCTTTATAACTGTTTCACGGTCAATCTCTACTGACCATATATCACCACCAAATACTAAACCAGCATGCCAATAACCCTTGCTTGGTTCCAGCACAATGTCATAATCTTCCAACTTGCTACTAGTAATTATCTGGTATCCTTGTAGTGCGACCCACTCTGGAGCAGATGGGATTGATTTTTGAAACTTAACTGCTGTTCGCAAATTTTTATATTTGCCACGGATATATTCACTGCGAGTGCCTCCATCCATGTGATCAAGATAATCTGCTATAAACAAATTACAATCCCAATTACCCCAAGCCCACTTCTTACCAGCACTTTTAATTAAAAAATTAGCTGTGCGTATTGCTTTTTGATTTATCAACTACCGCCCCACTTTAAATCTTTGATGGCAATGTTGGCATACTTAAAGCCAGTATCACCAGGAAAGAAAAATGCTTGCTCACTGGGGTTTGTATGACGCCCAGCACGACGCTCATAATCAACCCATTGACTACTTGCACCACAACCTATAGTAATGCCATTGGCTGGGTCATCACTGATAACAGGTTTGTCAATGCGGCCATCAAATATCATAACTGGGTCATCTATCATTGTGCCTTCGCCAGTATACCAAACACGAAATATCTTAATAGGTTGATCTAGATATTGATTGTCTAGAAACAATGCTAAATCACTGTTTCGTATGCCACCTAGTGTTACTGTAATTTGACTAATTTGAAAATCTGCTGATTCATCTACATTGCCAAACTGCAAAAAAGGACCTAGTGCTGTAAATGTTTGAATACCCAATGAATTGCCGTTGCCATCTTCCAAGCCCATACTTGGTACTGATGTGTCTACTGTAATATCATAAGGCGCATTTGAAATAAATGTATGTTCAAAATTACTAGTTCCCGTGTCGCGTGTGCGAATATACAACAACTCAAAGAACTTGGCGTTCTGTAAGTTGTTGGCTGTTATTTGGGCGGTAGTTAAATTTCTATTGGCCATTAAAATATCCTCTTGGTTACTAAATCAACTTCCAAATAGTGGAAGCCTCTAGTATCTACCTTAACATCAACAGAGTTGCCATCCAGATACACATCTAGATAGTTAATGTAAGTGTCAAACCAATGGCCTGCATCAATGTTGCTAGGGATGCCATTGCTAATGCGAATGTTGGCTTCACCATAAGCATTTGTTCTAACATTAGATATTGGCAACATCATACTACCTGTAGCATTATAGACACGCATATTGCATCCTGCGCCTGCAAAGAATGCTGGGTCTGCTTCTGTTTTATTTGCTGGTAAGCCATCAACCTTTAAAATGTTAGTGCCAGCACTTAACCCTTCTCTTACAAACATACGGTCTTCTGTTTGAACACTCTTGGAACCCATACTAATAGTCATTGCAAGATTGTTATATCGTGGAATCCAAAAGCGGAATGGTCTAAATGCACCACGAGCCGCATGTATAACCAAAGTAAATGCTTGCATTTGGTCTTTAGTCATTGGTGGGTATGTTAGTTTTAGTCTGTATTGTGTTACATCACGAGAACGTGTATAACGATTCATGTTAACAGTTTCTAATACCTGTGTTGGTTGTTCAATAGTCCAAGTCATGCTCGCAGGCTGTATGGTTTGTGGCCAATCACGATATGGCTGACCTTCAACGCCCTGGTCCCATATAGCACCATTATATTCTAATGGATCTTCAGTATAAGTGCCTTCATTGGCTTGTGCCTTGATACCTAAAATCATAGGGCTTGGAGATGTAAAACGTCCTGGCTGGTTTAATGCATAATACATTGGCGAGCCTTGTGTTACACTATTGTCTGTTGTGTTTACACCTAAACGCCCAGTATTACCAGCATCACTTGAACCTGCTTTACAAGGACGCAAGTGTCCGTAATAAACTCCAGCGTTGCTATTGCTGTATTCAACAAGTGCTATATTTGGCCAATGTGCATTGTTGCCTGCATAATCATAGACACCATTTGATTCAAATAAACTTGTATAGAAAGTTGTAGTAAGTTGGGCATTGACAGCAACTACATCTGTGTCGTAGTTTGTGTAAAAATAAGTTAGTAAACCTAAATTACGACCAATAATCTTATCTAATCTATAACCACCTGGTTGTTGATATACCGCCGCAATCATACCACCGCCTGAAGCCGCACTAGCAATAGCAGGAGTAGTGTAAGGAACTGTTAGGGCTGAATTAACATACAAATCAAACACAGTATCGCTTATTTTATCAATGTAAAATGCTGGGTAGATTGATGGATTACCTGTAAAGTTTATTTCAATGGGTGTTGTGCTATTACCAGTATCAACCCAACTCATATAATGAGCAGTATTGTTCATACGATAGCAAGCAGGGCTAGATTCGTAGTTGTCAATCTGCAATGGTTCACTACCTATATCACTTAAATTGATTGATGAGCCCCCAGAGCCTAATGGTACTCCACTGATAACACCACCACCAGAAATTGTAAATGGTAGAGTCAATGCTTTGTCTTTATACAAAGTAACATAAGTGTAGCCGCCAGTTTTAGGGAAATACATTGGTTGAATGTAGCCACCTCCAGGCGAATTAAAACTTGTTACAATACCAGTGCCTAATGTATTACCTGTTGCCCCTGATGTAATAGCAGTAACACTACCATTAGGTATCCACTTTGTTGTTAGTGTTGGTTCAGAATATAGTTGTATAGTAAGTGGATCTACAACTTTAGCAAAATAAATGTTGGCAATAAAAGTATTGGCACCAACAGATGCAGTCCCACCTGTTGTATAAGGTTCCCAACGTGTGGTCATGGCAGCATCAGTATACAATATCACTTCGTTAGCACCAGCCCCAACTTGGGCATATAGTCCATCTTGTGGAACAGTTACGGTTGTAGAGCCAATGGTAAAGGTTGTGCCACTACCGCCTTGTGTATTATTGCTGATATAAACACGAGCACCATTCATAATTTGACTGTTTGATGTTGATAAAGTCCAATATGCTGTATTAGTACCACTATAGGTATAACTGCTTATGTCTTGTCCACCAAAGTCTGCTGTAACACTACGCATTCTAAAGTCTTGACCATTTAATACATTATGAGGACGCTCAAATGTTGCTGTCCAAGTGCTACTTGTATATTGAACAGCATCAAGAGTTAAATTGTTATCTGTGCCTGGTTTCCATATTGTAGTGCCATCAAGTGTAGTTGGGCTTGTGTGTAAAGTAAATGTGGTATTAGATACTTTCTTAAAATACAATGGATAGTTGTAACTATCAACACCAGCCCAATTTGTGCCTGTAAACGAATTGAAGTTTGTTAACATGCCATCCTGGATACCATCTTTAATTGTAGCTGTTGTAGTCCAAACACCAGTGCTTGTATCAACAGAAGCAATAGTGTCGCGTTGGAATACACAGATATTAGTGTTGGTTCCTGATATTGAATCAAACAAGATGGGAGCACCATCAATGGTTTGCATTGTAGCACCACTAACATAAAAAGGACCAGTGCCTTCCTGTGAAAAGTTTATAGTGCCATTATAATAGTTGGCTGAAATCCTATCTGTGCAAGCATAATTTCTATGCAACTCAAATGTAGTTGGACTTAAGACTTTAATGTATCTTTCACGCTGATAGGCAAGATATAAATCTTGTGGGTCTAGTCCTGATACACCTAGATCAGAATTTAAAGGGACGAACTTCTGCCCATCAACAAAATTATGATTAGCGGAAGTGGTATAATAACTGTTAGTAGGTTGCGCTGTTGATGTAGTTGTATTTTGTGTAAGTTTTGTAATTACTTTAGCAACGTGTGTTTCAACTGTTGGGCTTGGGGCAGTTACACTAGGGTTTGCCGCCAATAACATACCATCATACAAACCATGTTTGGTAGTTGTAGTAACACGATATGCACCACCGCCACCTGTGTCATCAATACTAGCAATATCACTAGGACCGTGAGGGCGCATTGTTGCTTCTACATAAGGATTAGAAATAAAACTTGTGCGGTTTGGTAATACATATTCGCCAGTATCTAAATATTTGATAGATTCTGTTTGATCACTTAAACGCATACGCACGCCGTATCGTGGATCATACTTAAAAATTACCTGCAGAAAATTATCACGCACATTGGCGTCTGTTTGCCCAGCCTGCTTGTTGTTGGCATTGAACGGACTTAAATTTGGCTTATCAGCATAAAATTCTGTTATAGATGCTGTGAGCCTAGTTCTCATGCCGTCAATGTATGCGGCATCCGCAGATGTTATTGCGGGGCTTCCTGGAACAGTAGTATCAATTGTAGCAGTAGGCGAAGTTAAATCTGTATATTGAATTCGTTGTAGTGCATTAGCAGATAACACACCGCCTAAACTAGCATTACTATTAACGCCACTTATCCCAGTTATACCTAATAGCAAACTGCCTTCGCCAGAACTATTACGAATTTCAATAGCTTCTGCTTCTGTTTTATATGTTGTTGGAATCATTTATTGTCCTTGTTCCTTTATTTAATCTAAGGGACCACGACGGCCTCTCTTGTTATATGCTTCGCTAATCATGTTAACGATAGCAGGCTTGTTCTGTAGTAAGAACTGTGTGCCAGTCATAGTGTCAATAGCATTTAGATTGAAGTTAACAACAAGTGCATCATTTGACCCACCGCCCATTTGATCCATTGGCACCACTGTGCCACCTGTGTCAGGAACAAACAATTCTGGACCACGCTCACCTACAAGACTTGCCTGACCCACTGGAGGACGACCACCATCAGCAAAGCCCAGGAACGAACCAATGCTACCAAAGATGTCGCCAAAGAAACTGCCACCACCACCACCTAGACCACCAAGACCACCTAGGCTGGAACCAATGTTGCCAATACCATCTTTAATCCAATTAAACACATTGCTGAAAATACTACCCAGGCTGTCGCCCATACCACTAAAGATATCAGTGATACCACCTGCGGCACTATTCATGTATTCCATCATCTTTGTGCCAGCAGTTCTCATAGTCTCAACCATAGTGTCGCCTGTAGCACCCATGCCTTCTGTCATGATCTTGCCCATCTTACCATCGCCTTTGGCGCCAATCAATTCATTGGCAATGCCAGTTAGTGCTTCTGCAAGTGGATCAGCCAAGTGCTGTTTAATCATGCGGTTGGCAATGTCAGAGAGGATGTTGCCAAAGAAGTCACGGAATGCAACTAGAGGATTCTTGGCTTGCATGAATGCTTCTGTAAACTGTTTACTGAATGTAGTTGCCGCACCTTGTATTGACTTCTTAATGAACTCATTGTTTTCAACAAGTTTGTCTCTGAATGTACCATACACATTAATGGTTCTTTCAATATCATCACTTGTAGCAACACCCAAGTTTTCAGCTGCCTTACGATAAACATCAGCCGCAACTTTACCGTCTTTAAATTCTTTGTTTAGTAATTCATAAGCAGCCTTTTTCTTATAAACACTATTTGCTTCTAAACGTGAAGTTCCAAGAACTGATTTTAATATAGCTTCATAGTTAAAATATTCTTCGCCAAGTTGGCTAACGGCAAGTTCAAGTTCTTTTAAACTTAATTGTCCATCTTTATATAACTTAAAAATATTGTTGGCAACAGCAAAGTTATGACCCCACGTCTTTTCCTGACTACTCAATTCTTGTTTTAATAATGCTGTTTTTTCATTAACACCAAGTAAATTGGCATCAATGTTGCCCAATGCGTTAGCATATTCTTTTAATGATATTTTACCAGCATCAAACGCAGAATTTAACAAGTCTAAAGTAATTTGTTGTTGTTGAATTGCTTGACGAGAACTTTCAATACTTTGATTGAACAAACCATTTTGATAATTTGCATCTTTTAGTTTTAATGCATTTTCTTGTAATGCTTGGTTAGATGCAATTAATTCAAGTTGAAACTTTGATGTCATTAACTCAACATCTTTTAATCGCATACTTTGCTCTTCAAGTGAATTGTTTACATCTGTAATTTCATTTATAAACTTTTGCTCCATTAAGGCAGTATTTTTTAATTCTTCTGTGTGTCTACGAAGTTCTTCAGTTGTTTTGTTTACTGCAATTTTGAAATCACGATTGATTAAATTTGTAGGTTTTTCTAATACAATACCTAGATCTTCTGCCTTCTTGCTTAAATCCTCAAACATTTTTGAAGCAACATTTAAGTCTGATGTTTTTGCAAAAACTTTTGAAAGTGCATCATATTCTCGTTTAGTCTGTGCCATTGCTTTGGCAAAACTGTTAAGATATTCTTTTATTTGGTCAAGACCTGGATTGGTTGTGCCTGTTGCTACATTAACGCCATCACCTGGAGTTGCTTGTGGCATATTAGGGCCAGTGCGATAACCAGCACCTGTTGGTGTACCAATATTGATCTTAAATTCTGGTTTCTTATCAAGAATACCAAAAAATTCCAACACTTTGCGCCCAGCATCAATGATTTCATCTTTAAATGTTAACACGCCTGCAATTAAGATTCCCCAGGGCCCGCCAACAAATCGTAATACAACGCCGCCTAGTTTTAATAGTGAAGTGCCAAATATGCCTATTACCGCTAACACCCCTGTAATTACTCCACTGGCTTGAGTAAAGGCTGCTGCCGCGGCATTCACTCCTCCTTGGACTCCAAAGATAATTTTATAAAGTTGTTGAAATGGGCTTAACAAACTAGCAATGATACCACCGCCTGATGAGGCAGCAAATATCCAAGTATTGAAATCTTTGGCTAATTTTATAATGACACCACCAAGTGCTACAAGTTTGTTACCAAATGCAACAATAGCCAAACCTGTTATGATACTACCAATTAGTTTAAGATTGTCGCCAAGAAAGTTTATGCCCTTAACAAGGTAATCAATTGCTTTGGTTACTGCACCAGAATCAACAGTGAGTTTGGTAAAATTATCAATCAATCCCCCAACTGCTTTATCTAAATCTTTTAAACCTGCATTGCCTGCTAATGCATTTTGTAAACGATTAATACTAGCAGTTATACCTTTATTCTTTTCAATAAAGGCATCTGCAAATGCCTTGTTGGCATCAGTATAACGTTGTATTGCATTTACTGCTTGTGCTGTAGATGTAGTTGTAGCAATTACCTGCCCACCAGCCTTGACTACATATTGACCAAACTTTTCTTCAACTGTGATAAGGTCTTCTGTTGCTTTTGAAATCTTGCCAAAGCTACCTTGATAAGCATTAGCAACAGCATCTGCGATATCTTCAACACTTCGTCCACTCGTAATGGCAAGTTTTGTCCAAGACTCTAAACTTTTATAACTAGCATCAATGCCATTGGCTCGTAGGATTGAAAATGCACTACCTGCATCTTGTATGCTAATACCAAGACGATTGGCAGTATCTACAAGATTGGCCATGACGGCGGCGGTTTGTGCGCCAGACCCGCTTGTGGCACGAATTCTGGCTTCTAAATCACCAAAACTTCGTGCAGTATCAACTATTTTGCCTGCAACTGCACTGGTACCAATTGCTATCAAGGCGTTGCCAACAGCACCTAATGCTTTATTGGTCTTTGCGGCTTGCTGTTCTACATTTTTCAAACCACTTTCAATGTTTCTCATTGAATTTTTAGTTTGATCAACTAAACGAACTATTACGTCAAATGCGGCCATATTTAAGGCTCTCCTTTATCTTATTTAGTTTGGCTCTAAATAAACGATAAGGGACGCTGGGTCCCTTATCTTCTTCTAGCTCTGGCTTTCTCCATGTCAGCCTTTTCTTTTTCTGCTTTCCATTGAAACCATTCTGACCAGGCCTGTATTTCTACTACACTAAAATTTAATACTGTTGCGATACTCATCTTCAGTTCATGTGCTAGATAAAACAAGAACTGAAGTTCTGTATCGCTTTTTAGTTTCCCAGTCCGTTCTCTACTACTCGTTGTGTGTCAGGATCATTCATTTCAGCCATGACACGCATAATAATACTTGGGTCAACAAATCGCATTAATTCTGGTTTGTCTGCTTTAGTAAACAATGGGTTTCCATCAGCATCAAGACTACGCATAATAAGTGATTCTACGAGTGCTTCAACAGTCTTACCAGCTTGTGTCAATTCAACAATCTTTGATTCTTGTTGGAATGTGGTTGCTGGTTTGTAATAAATGTCTGCATTCCATTCTGGGACTTTAATAGGACCTTTAAGTCCGCCTGCTAGAATCTCTTTAAAGTGTGCCTTTGCGGCGTCTAATACTTTACTCATTTGTTTGCTTTCCTTGTAATTTTATCTATAGCAGGTTGAATAAATCCGCGGGGTGCCTGCTTGCTATGACCACGTTCTAGTGGTTCAATATAGGGCAACGGGTTAGTTGTTACCACTACATTGTAGTTATCATCACTAACCTTTGGGGGTTTTGTCCAATTGGCTCGTGCTGTGCCTTTATCTTTAGGCGTTGTTCTTACAATTTCTTGATATATTTCTTGGGCAAGAGAAGTGACACTACCCGCTACTTCACGGCGAAGTTCTCGCATAGTGCCACTTGCTGTTTTTGCCATCTTAGTTAAAAGCGGTGCCTTCATAACTCAATGCACCTTTGCCAGTTACGCTGAAACTGAGTTCAACCATACCGTCATAACTTGCATTGTAAGTTATACTATTAATAATCGCTGTGCCTGAGTAATACTCAGTTGGGCTGGCGCCACTAGTTGTGCTATCTGGAAATAATGCAAACTTAACGGTGCGACCAACAATTAAGTCGTCTACACCTGGTGCGCCTTCTTCCCATAAACCACTAAAACTAGCAGTATACGACCTGGACATAGTATAAGACTCGTTCCAGGTTGTAAAGTTACCCATGCTTGCGGTATCAACAGTCAAGATATTGGCACTTTGCTCAATGCTCCATGAGCGCAGATTACCAAGGCTGTCAGTAGGTGTTGCACCTGTGCCTGCGGCACTGGGAACAGTATCTACTGCGCCACCAATGGTAAGTCTTAATGAGCCGTTGCGTCCTGATTTGACTGCCATGTTAATAGTCTCCTATTAAGATGCTGTGCTGTAATTCAGGGCTGACTTACCTTCAAAAGTAACTGAGCACTCAATTAGACCATCGTAACTGGCACTACGGCTTAGACTTGTGATCAGTGCAGTTCCAGAGATTGCAACATCATTGGATGTGTTGTTGCCTTCTGGATAAACTGCTACCACTGCATTGTTACCAGCCTTGAACTGGTCATCTGCTGTAGAAGCATCTGTTCTGTCGTAGATAAAGTCTACTGTTAGTGTCCAAGTTTTAAAACTTGGTACATTGTTGCGGAAGATGAATCCACTTGCGCTACCATCCATTACTGTGGTATCAAGTGTTTCAACCGCATCTTCTAAACTCCATGAGCGAACCTGACCTACAATAGTGGCAGTTCCATAAGAAGTGCCTAGGTCTACGCTTGGAAGTTGAACTGTAATTTGACCATTACGGCCTGCTGTTGCTGACATGTTTTTATTCCTTTAAACTTGCGCTTTTGTATAAACATAAGTGATCTGAAAAACCATACCCATCGCGAAATATGGTGCTGTTTCTGCGTTGTTAGTAACAACACTGATTAGCTGTGTATCTAATGCTAGGCCTCCACGACTAGGGTCTGCTTCTACCAACTCCTCAATTTGTTCAATTAACTCGTTGCGAAGTGTATCTACTCGTGAATTAGAATTGGTCCACACACTGATATTTACTTCCATTGTGCTTTGACGAGTTTGACTCATACCACCCTGGGTGATACTGATTCTGTCCTCGTTGCCGCTTTCAATGATCACTGCTGGGAAAGCAGTGGCTGCGAGATCTTGCAGTTCAATGCCAGGGTCTCTGGTCACTGTGCCAAATCTAGCAGTTTGTTGATTCTTGAGAGTATCAACAATATCCTGTGTGATCAATTCTCTTTTGCTGGCCATTATCTATACAACCTATCTTGTGCTACTGTGAACTTTTCGCCTGTGGCTACTGTCCCATCATTGTTGGTATCATACTCTACACCAGCATTTAACTGTAAGTTCATTTCTTCTTCAAAACGATTTTGAAAAAAGTTAAGTTGCTCACGGAACGCATCACCTTCAGGTCTGAAAGTAGATAGCTTGCTGAGAATATAAACTGCTAATGCACGATAAACTGTGGCACGAGTCCACTGGCTATCAGTTAGGCGTGTAGCATCAAATTGTGGTAAAACTGTTGTTGATACACGACCACGGGTTGTACCAAATTCTTGATTAAACCAACGTGTCTTGACCAAAGTTTCAACATCTGTTTGAGCCAGAGCAAGTTCACTAGTCCAATCCGCTACACCATGATCCATGGCTGTTGGGTAATATTTTACTAGATCACTGTTTGTTGCAAAAGGCATATTATTTTTTTCCTTGCGATCTGGGCTAGTCATCTAGCCCAAGATCTAGACGAGATTAAACTGCGGCGTCAGCAGTCAACTTAACACCAAAACCTGCTTGTAGGATGGCTTGACCAGTTACGGCAGTGACCATTAGGTCTGTTGCACGATTCTGTGCTTGACGAGTTGCTTCATAAGAAACAGAACCACGCATAACGTGTCCAAGACCCATTGGGCTGAATACAGCACCAACTGCGTCATCATTGCCATCAACAGCGATCAATGCGCTTTCTAGGATTGTAACGCCACCAATCATACCAACAAAACCTTGTGTAAGGATTTGGTTACCAGCGTTGGTGTTGGCTGTGTATGCTGTAGTAGCAGTTAATGCCTTCTTAAGATTGAAAGCCTGCTCTGGACGGATAACTGCGTATAAAGGACCGCTTACTTTACGACCCTTAAGGATGGCAGCAGCCTTCATAATGTGTTCAGCAGTTAATTCACCTGCGGCACCTGGGCCTGCTTCACCAGTGAAACTTGAGAACAATGCCCATGCATCAGCGTCCATCTTTTCAGCAAGAGCGCGACCTGAAGCATCACCTAATTGTGCGGCAACGTTGCTGTAAGCAGAGTCACGCAACATGTCTGTAATTTGGTGGTAAACACCAATTTCAGATAATGTGATAGAAACGCTTGTAGTGTTTGTATCTGCGGCGGTAGCGGCTGTGCCTTCTGTTAAACCAGCGGCAGCAACGCTTGTCCATACTGGTACTTGTAGAACTTTACCAGCATTGGCAGGAGCATCAAAAACTGTTGCGACTTGACGAACAACAGAGTTTTCGTAAGCAGCCATCTGGGCTTCTACGACTAGGTTTGCGAATAATTCGCTGTTAATTCCAGTTGTGTTAGACATTTGTCTATTCCTTTATGTTATTTTGCTTGAGCAGCCTTAAATTTACGATAGCGTTCACGATCTTCTGGTTTACGCATATCAAGACTGTTCAAATCTAATTTTTCAATGCTTGACTCTTGCCCAGCATTTCTTGAACCAGTTCCACTTGGACCCGCCTGAACAAAATAAGTGTTTTGTGTCAAGAATTCTTCAACAAGTTCTGATAGGCTCATTGGAGTGGCTTTATCAGCATTGTATCTTGTTTTACCCTGACTATCAACAACCTCAACTGCACCGTCGTTTGCCAGTTTTAACTGGCTGCGTAACAGGGCCGCCACTTTATCTGGTGCCACTGCCTTACGCAAACTTGCTTCCGCAATAAGTGCTCCATCAATTTTGATTGCTTCTAACTCTTTTTGTAGTGCGCCAATCTTTGCTTCACTGGCAGACTTAACCTGTCCTAGAACTTTATCAAACTCTTGACGCTTGAGTGCCTCTTCTTGTTCTTTGGCCTCACGCATACTTCTGAGTTCGTTGTATTCATCAAGGTTTACACCTGAGAATTTCTTTTCTAGTTGGGCTAGTCTTTTAGTAACGATTGCATTTACCTCATCTTGGGTAAATGTCTTTTCATTACTTTGCTGGGTTATTTGGTTAGCGTTGGCTTGTTGCCCATCAACATTTGCTTCGCTTATAACCTGTGTGTTTTGATCCACAGTGATCTCCTATTTTTATGGGGTTAGTCCCCTGCTTTTTATTTAGTCTGTTCCTTCAATGGAATGACGGACCTCATCTATTGTGCTGGCATCAATTTCAGGATGCATAGCACGAATTTCTGCATCTGAATACCCACCGCGTACCATGTCAATAACATGTTGTAAATGCTGTTCTGGTTCTTCGCCAGCACTAGGGTGTGTTTCACCAGGTGTCATAGCACCACGACCAGCACCATCTGGATCCTGTGTGACCACAATGCTTTGCTGGACTGCTTCAATGATTTCATCATCATCAAGTGTAAGTGCAACAATGGCTCGTTGTGCTTCTGCTTGATATAAAGGATTTGGAACTAGACTCAAACCCTGTGCCAACTGTGCCAACTCGCGCTGTGTGTCACGAATGTTAAACATAGTTTCGTAATTGATTTCAAAATCTTCTGGCATTTCAACACCTTGCCAATCAAAGTATAATTTCCAAATCTTCTTTTCAATGCGTTCTAGGTTGGAGGCTTTTTCTGCTAGTCTGGCACCCAGGACCATAAAATCCGCTTCTGTTGCTATTGCTGATTGTGTTTTCTCACCACGAATAGCTGTTAAATGTGTCATGCGATCAATAGCATCTTTGTGATATTGAATTGCTTCTAATATACTTGCTACTGTAGCACCACTTGGTTGTAGTAAGAATGGTTTTAAGTCGCCAGGTAGGTTTTCAGGCATATTAATAATAGCACCAGCGCCTGCGGCGGCTTGTGTGTCTGCTGTTTTAACCAGGCTTGGTGAACTTGAAATGCGAATGTTTTGCTCAAGTTCACTGGCTAGATCATAAATGCGGCGTTGATGGTCTGCGACATCTGTAATATCACTTACACCTTGTCCTGGACGAACTTTACGAACATTGTAAGCGCAGAAAGCAGGCACTTTACCTAATCCGTTGATGTATTCAATAGTCTTTATAATTTTGGTATAATCTAAATTTATTGCTTCTTCAGTTGCTTGTGAATTGATGCTACCACCAGTGCGAACTAAAGTTGGGCGTTGGTTGCGCTCAACATGGTACTCATATACTACCTCTGGAGTCCAGACACGAACAACATCATAAGTTTCATAACTGGCTTCGCGGACCTTAACATAAACTAATTCACTACGGCCAGTAATGCCACGCTCATATCGCCAATCTAAAACTTGCATAGGTGTGAACACGTTGACATAAGGTCTTACACCCATAAGTTGTTCTTCTGCTAGTGTTCTTGCTTGGTAAGCAGGCTTATCAACTACAACCCATGCTGAACCATATATTGCAAGTGTATCTGCTATATTTTTTTGGAATTCGTTTAGTTCTGTGTCATCTAAATCACAATCATCAATAAATTCATCTGCACCATAAAACTCACCTGCAAGTCCTAATGATCTTGTTGGTTCTGTTTTAAACAAATATCCGCGATACACATTTAGAATAGTTGATACATGGTTATCAAGTGCATTACTAATCAATCGTTGGGCATACTGATTGCCTGGTGCGGCATCTTCATTGAGATACTTGCGTAGATAGCCTGCTTCACGATACTCTTGCCCGCCAACGCTACTGCGTCCCAAATAATCCCACATACTGGCCATGCGACCATAAACAGGATTGGTTTGTCTTAATTGTTCTACTGTTAACATAGTTTAAAAGTTTCCTTAACTTAATATCTTCCCCAAACCTGCGGTTGATCTTTTGTATCAACTTCACGTTTGATAGGCCAAAGCCAATTCACACAATACCCCAAAGCGTCCCCGTGGTGATCTAATTCCCCTTTTTCAGGAATGCGTGTATTCTCCTTATAGACTTGACCATTCAAGGTTTTAATAAGGTTTTTACAACTCTTACTTATGGTAATATGGCGTTGGCCTTGCGAGTTGCAAAGTCTGCTATTCACGGCAGCAATGCGATCTAATACAGCAGGATTAGTTCTGTTTACTTTAACTGTGAATCCTGCATTGGATAAAATGGCGTGGTCAGTTGTGGCGGAGGAGGTGCGTCTTTGCTGTCCTGAAGCATCTGGAAAGACTTCAATGCGCTGTGTAGGATATCTACGACGCAGTTCTTGACAGAAGTCATAGGTATTAGCACCACGAATGGCCATTTCATCTACAATGTGTAAATCATCACCACGACGAATACCTATAACAGCGGCAAGTGGATCAACGTTAAAGTCAAGCCCCACCAACACAGTATCTCTTTCTGTTATTTCATCTACGGGACCTATGTTGGCTTCAGAAAATGCATAGTAAATTAAACCACTATACTGTTCAAATGTGGCTTCATATTCTTGACGGAATGTGCGTTCATCTAGATCTCGTCTTGCGGCTTCAATTTCTGCGGCAGGGACGTTATTTCCTTCTAGTGTTGTGTATTGATAACTGGCCCATGTATCAGGGTCTATCTTGGCTTGATCATACAAATCTTTTAAAAATCCCATACCTTTGGGTGTGCCTAAAAACAAGCACTTGCCTCCAGTGTCAGACAGCGTGGGACGAATTACTTCATACCAAATTGTTGGGTCCATATCAGCAACCTCATCCATAACAACCATGTTAAGACCCACACCACGCAAACTA